CTGTTCTCTGTAGTCCCAGACGTTGAGGAGCCAAGGGTCTATCGGGTCGAGTCCCTTACAATCAATGAAGACTCCATGGTTGAAATCTCAGCCACAGTCGTACCTCTCACCCAGACTCAACGGATGAAGGTGACTCAGTGGAGCGACCAGCAGTTCGTTATCCAGGGGCCAGACGACTAATGGCAAAGGTTGATTTCCCAAGGCTGTGCCCCTCCTCCCGAAGCTATAGCCCCGGATCGTTTCCTATCGAGGAATTCCAAGGACAGAACGGTGCAGTCACTGCTGTCAAATTTGGAAACCGCCTCAAGGATTCCGAACTGACAATGACTTTCAACAACATCAGCGATGCAGACGGCTTTTTGATCTGGAAGAACCACGCAGATGTGATGGGGGGTCTAGATAGCAATGGAGACTGGAACTACATCGGTGCCGAAAACTTAGGCGGCGGCATCGTCGACGACAGTATGCGAGCAGTGACCACAGAGAAGAGACTGAATCGCCGTTATCGCTATGCCGAACCGCCGCAGTTCGTCAGCACTTTCCCTGGTCGCTGCACCGTCACCATCAAACTACGCGGCTATCTAGACGGTCCCTCCAACGGCTAAACTTACCTTATTTAGGTCGAGCTATGGGTTTCTACAGCGGCAACACCGGCACGATCCAGTTCAAGCGGTTTGAAAGAGAGAATACCGGAGGCTTCAGAGGCACAAACAAGCTAAAAATTACACAGTGGACGATGAACAGTAGCGCCCAGCTGCTGGATACCACCTGCCTATCTGAGTACGACAAAAATAGCGTTTACGGAATCCGCACCCACACCGGCAGCCTGCGGCTTCTGTACTACACCCCGGATGACTACTCAACCCCTGTGACCAACGACGCATCGTGGTTCATTGGAGCGATGACCCGCCCGCGCTTCATGCAAAACGCAGGTGGTGATTTCGTGAATGACAACAGCTCCGACTCGTGGCAAGTCCGATTGAAGCTGTACTTAAAAGGTCCAGCAACAGTCCAAGGTGATTACGCAGGTGTTCAAGACTCAATCACCTTTGATGCCAACCTGACATCAGTCGGCTATGCCTCAACAGTAAATGAAGTCACCAGTGTTGATGTGCAGTTTGAAGCCTTCGGTCGTATCGATATAACCAATCTCTAATGGCTATTTATCTCGGCGATAGCGGCCGTGTAGTCATCAGCCGCACGGCATCTCAGCAATCAATGTTCACGACATTGAATAAAGACGATGTTGCGGTGGAACGTCAGCGACTCAGTATCGATGGTGCAGCATTACAGCTGATCACAGGTGACCGCGTCCGCTTTAAGACACAGGACGGCAGTGACCTGCAATTTGCCCAAACAATGGGCGGTGATGATGACATCGTCCGCTGGGTTCATGTTGACGGGATGGGCGGAATCCGTCTCTATGACTCGTTTTCTGCAGCAGTGAAGGGCGGTAAAGCAGGATCGCTTAAACCCGACGCACCAACAACCGCGCAACAAATCACTATCCGTGTGATGGGTGAGCCCAACGTGGAACGCTGCGTCGCCAGCATCCGAGACTACTCAATTACGACATCCCGCGAAAATATTGACATCACCTGCCTTAACCAGCACTTCCGCAACAACTACGAAAACGGATTGATTGCAGGTCAGGGGACCATTAACTGCTTTTGGTCTTACGAAACCGACTGCGGCGGCAACAGCTCAGCAGAAGATACTGACGTCGAGTTTGCAGAGTACCTGGCACGTCTTTGCATCCGTGTCGTACAGGGCGCATCCTTTGCCGGCTACTTCTATCTGTACTACGGCGGAGAGGGCGATTCCGCCGAAGAATCAACCTGGTACGAATGCCAAGACTGCATCATTACTAATGTTGCTGTAACCGTTGAGCCCACCCAACTGATTTCAGCTGAGATCCAATTTGTGACTTCTGGACCAATCGCCCTTCGGCACGGTCGTCCGCCGTCTTTCCTGACGCAAGAAGAAGCAGAGTTCGGTTTGTTTGACCTAGAGCAGGATGCTGATGGTCACATCGAGCTAGAGAATGATGACGAGTAAACTAGAAATAATGTTGAGCGCCCCGTAGCCCGATGGCTGATAGGAGGATTTCGGAGCTACAGGAGATCCTCGCCTCAGAGGTTCGCGCAGAGGCAGATGTCCTAGCGCTAGCAGACATCAGCGCAAGCGAGACACGCAAGATCAAGGTAGAAGACCTCGCTCAGGCTGGAGCGGACAGTCTCCCTGACGGATCAGTTGACGGCTCTGTAATTGAAAACGGTTCTTTAGACGGATCGAAGTTAATTGATGGCAGCGTTACAGGTGACAAGCTTGCTGACAGCGTAGTCAGCACTGAAAAGCTTGAGGACAACTCAGTAACAGCAGCCAAGCTGGCTGACGATTCTGTCTACACCAACGCGATTCAAAACGATGCAGTAACCGGCGACAAAATCGCCAGCGACACAATCACAGATGAGCACATTGCACCCAACGCAATCGGCTCCGATGAGCTTGCAAACGGGGCTGTCGATACCGATGCCATCCAAGACGGAGCAGTAACTGGCAGCAAACTCGACGAATCTGCCTTTGGTCGCGGCATCGACAAGCAGGGCGACATTGTCGGACACTCTCAAAGTTACTTCCCAGCCGCACCAGCATCATTCGCTGGCGTCACTGTCGACGAGTTTGGACACGTCTCCGGGTTTGACGCCGAGATTCCAGTCACCGACCTACCGATCGCCACCGATACAACTAACGGCGTCTCCCACTACCCCGCCAGCAGCGGTTTAAGCGTCAGCGGCACTGGAGCGGTCAGCCACACCAACACCGTCGCCCCATTTACCCACACCAAAATCACCTATGACTCCAACGGTCACGTCACCCAAGGCCGTGAACTGGAGTCAGATGACCTCCCCCTAGCCACCGCATCCCAACCTGGTGCGGTCAGCGTCCCAGGTCCCACCCTTTCCGTTGATGCCAACGGCGCATTGACTCACGCCAGCTCAGGCGTCACCCCTGGCAGCTACCCGAAAGTCACTGTTGATGAAGACGGTCATGTCACTGCTGGGCTCGAACTCGAAGCCAGCGACATTCCAGACCTGAGCTTCGACCAAATCACCAGCGGCGAAATTCCCCCTGGGGCGCTGGGTGAATGCGCAGTCAACGCACCCAACATCTGCGATTACGCCACCTGCTTAATGCAGGAGGACAACCCAGGTCGCGGTGATTTCCTCGGACAATTTTGGTACACCCCTTCTACTGCACAACTTCGTGTTTATTCCCGCGGCTCCGGTCCAGAGAATATCTGGCTGCCCGTTGGCTTTGGTGCGCTGCAAGCCAACAACCTCCGCTGGGGCGGCACCTACGACGCCGACACTGACACTCTTGTAAGCCTGACGGCAATTGGAGTCAGCGAAGGCTTGGTCGCCGGGCAATCATTCCCAACATCATCCGACCAACTGTCAGGCATTTACTTCATCTGCCAAACCGCAGGTAGTAACTGCTCACAACCAAGCCTCAACGGAATTAACCACACTGCAGGTGACTGGGCGTTGTGTCTCGATCAAGCCCAAGGTTGGGTTCACATTGACGCCAATGCCGGCGGCAGCGGAGGGGGTGGGGGTGCCCAATACCTCAACGACCTAATCGACGTAGAAATTGGTGGAGCTTCCTCACCGTTCTCTACTGCACCTGCAGCTGCCCTTAGCGGTGATCAACTGTTGCGTTATGACGGCAACAGCGGAATCTGGCGCAACACCGACATTATCGATGGCGGCAGTATTGACTAATTAAGATGGTTGCATCGGTTGTATAACCGTCAGCCTTCTGCATAGAAATCATGGCGTTCCAGCGGATCCGGATTAAGAACACCAACGTATCCGGGAAGATCCCTGGTGCGGACAAGCTGGACACAGCCGAACTGTGTATCAACCTCAAAGATCAAAAGCTGTTCAGCAAAGACGCTGACGGCAACGTATTTGAACTCGGCGGCGGCAAGGTTGAATCAGGTCCAACCCCTCCACCTAACGGCAACGAAACTGGCGACCTGTTCTGGGACGGCGATTTCCTGCTGGTCTGGAACGGCACGGAATGGGTGCCCGTTGGGCAAAGCGACCTTGATTACACAGCTGCACCTGACAAGGGAACCATCACCAATACCAACGGTGAAGGTGCAGAACTTTCTTTAGCCGATGAGACCAACGCAGGTCTGATGTCGCCTGCGGATTACAGCAAGCTGGACGGGATGCCCAGTGTCATCGCCGGACCAAACCAACCTGGCACGCCCAGCCTTGGTGACATCTGGGTTGACACCAGCGACTGCCCACCCACCATCAACATCTGGGACGACTGCGCAGATCCCGGCAACCCCGCATGGACACCGATTGGCGGTGGCGGCGGCACCGGTGATTGTGTTCAAGGTCCAGTCACCATTATTTCGAGCAACGGCAACGAAATTGGTGCAACCCTGACCGCTACCGGCGGTAACGGCACCGACGAAGGCTCCGGGCTATTCGCCAGTTACGCATGGGCTGGAGCGAAGACCGGCACTGGCGCAACAATTGTTGCTGATGTCGAAGGTGACTACACCGTCACCGCCAGCGTCACCTGTGTCGACGGCAGTGTGCTCGGCACCACCGCCACGTGGACTGTGACGGATAGCTATGACGACATGGTCAATAACACCCCGCCAGTCATCGCGGTTGTCGGCGGTGGAATCGATGAAGCCTATGAAGGTAACAGCATCTATGTGGTGACCAACGCCACGGTCGTCAACGGCGAAAACCCCGTCATCGTCGAAAACCAGTGGTTTAAAGACGATACTGCTGACGGGACCGATCAGATTTACACAATCGGCGTAGGTGACGAAGGCGCAGTAATCACCTGCAAACAATTGTTCCGCGATAACCGCACCAACGAACTGCTGTCAGAGTCGTCGAACAGCATCACAATTGTGGCACGCCCTGCCGATGCCATTGGTTTCACCCCCGTCATTACAGACGACGGCACCTTAACAGGCAACCAAGTTGGGAAGACCCTAACCGCCACCGCACTAAATATCACTGGCGGTGTCGCCGCACAAGAATATGCATTCCAGTGGTATGCAGACGGCGTCGCTGAAATCGGCGCCCAAAGCAAGACCAAAGAAATCATTGCCAGCAATGTCGGCAAAACAATTACCTGCGACGTAACAGTTGCTGAGCCCGACGGCACTAACCCCGAAACCCGCACCGCAATTTATAACAAAGTTCCAGAAGTAGCTGGAACGATTAA